TGTATCCAGTTCCCTCGTCTCCGCCTTCATCAGTAATGCGCATGGTTTCAATGTTGTACTCCAAATCAATCTTTTGACCAACGCCGGTCGAGCTTCGAGACTTCATACATTGTATCTGATACTTGCCGCGCTCTTTCATAGCACGTGACGTAAAGATACCAAACACGTTATCTGCGGTGTTGATCTTGGAAATACCACCCGAGATATGCGAGTGATCAAATTCAATTTCTTCTACCGCACTTCTATTCAACTGGCTTGCAGTGACCATTAGCACCGCCAGTTCTTTGGCCAAGTTGCGTAGTTCTTCACTCACATACTTGTCTTTCACAAACAAGTCATTGGGTGACACTTTGGCACTAACAGGCATCAGCAGGTCCAAGTAGTCAATCATCACAAAGTCAACTTTCTTGCCTGTTTGAATTTGATACTCTTTCAAATATGCACGAATGTCATTGATGTTGCTCTGTGCCGGCAGGCCTTTCACTTGATAGTTGCCGGACTTTTTGGCCACCAGTTTGACCTTGAGTTCAGTTGTGTCCATGTCACGGCGGATGTCTTTGGTGCTCATGTTGGTTAACATGGCATCAGTTCGCAAACTTGTGAGTTCTTCACTAAGTTCTAGTGTGATATAAACACCACTCAAGCCTTGTTGCAACCAGTTTAGTGCAATGTTCATCATGACCAAACTTTTGCCAGAACCCGAACCACCAGCAAAGATGTTGAGTTCACCACGACTGAATCCACCATACAACAATCTATCCAGTTGTGGCCATCCTGTGCTTACTTGCCCGCCCGAGTTAAAGTATTTCTCAATGCGAGCCTTAGGATCAGCAAAGTAATCCGTGCCCATGTCTTTAGTGAGTGATATCTGTACTGCATCTTTGATGAGTTTTTCAACGGGTTCAAATTCGCCTTTCTCCAGCAAGTCTGCTGACTTCAAAATAGCACGTTCAAGTTCTTGACGTCGGGTAAATGCTTCAAACTCACCCATGAACCAGTCAAAGTGACCTTCGTTCAAGTCTGGCACTGGTTGCAGTTTGACACCTGTGGTTGCAGAAATCTGCTGCCTGTCAGGCATGGTCTTGTGTTTGTCTGAGTGTTCTTTGATGAACTCAGCCGCTGGCCTTAGACTCCGGTCAAAGTTCTGCGGGTTATAGATGTTTTGAACACGCACATAACTTGTTGCGTCTTCCAACATCATTTCTAGAAATAGTCTTTGGACATCAAGTCCGTAGTCTTTTAACAAGTTGTTTCTTCCTTATTTCTATTTTAATTCGGCTGGTTTCTCTTGCGGCCATAATAGTTAGCAAGGCCCCTAGTCGGCCTAGTTTTATCACAGCGTCGTTGACATCTTTGCAACCCGCAGGCCATTCAGGTATGCTCACTGCCCAGCCCAGTTCCACAGCACGGTCAATCAGTTCCACACCGGCTGTGTCTTGATCTGGTACCACAGTTACTTCACGTCCAAGACTGCGAATCAATCTTGCTTGTGCATCACTAATGGTGTTGTGCATCACAGCTAGGCCGCCGATTGAGAGTGCATCAAATATGCCTTCCATCACCAGCACATGTTGCCAGTTGGCATGTTGCAAGTCTGTGCCAAACACATAGCCCGGTTGTGAGTGATTGATGTACTTGGGCTGTTTGTCATCTAAAAACCTAGCAGTCCAGCCTACCACCCGGTTGTCGTATGTGAACGGAACCAACACAAACGGCCTGACCCAATGAACACCATCTGTTTTGATTGATGTCATTATGGGAAAGTCTTCCGGAACCCTTCGTCGGCGAATGTAATCCCAGTATAACGGAAACTCGGGAGTGACCACTTCTGAAAACGGAGGAAAGTCATCTGCTTCTTCAAACTCGATAGCACTGAGTGCGTTGAATGTCCGTTGTCGATCTTCTAGTATGCCGTGTATGCTACGGTGGCGCAGGCTTTCAAGATTGAGCATGTCAATCTCATTGTCTGGTACACCCATCCAGCCTAGTAATCTTCGGGCTTTGAAACTGACTGTGCGCCCTAGAATAAAACTGGCTGTGTATGCGCAGTTGAAGCAATGATAACTCCAACCTGATTCTGTTACTTTGATGCCACCACGCCCACGTTTGTCTGCACTGTTACCATTGTGCTGACAACATACCGCGTTGAAACTCAACCAGCCCTGTGGACTGGGCTTTCTTTTTGCGGGCAGATAAGCAAGGACGTCTAGCATCTGTTGAGTATAACAGATTTATTGTGCTAGATCAACGATATTGAACGTTTTCAATCTTGCCGTTTGTGAATATCGCGGTTGCAGCAATTGAACCTTGGAATTGAATTGGCAAGTAGCCCGAACCACCATTCACAATGGTCACTCCAGAAATTTGGTTGTTATCACCAATGGTACAAGTGGCCACAGCACCAGATCCTGTTCCAAGGATCTGAATACTAGGCGGAGCCACGTAGTAATAACCTGCGTTGGTAATGCTTATACCAGTGACCACGCCATCAGTGACCTGTACATTGCCCGATGCGCCGTATCCAATAGAATTATTCAGTGCCAATCGCAACAACGGATGAAAGCCAATTACATTGAAATAATCAGTCACTGTTTCACTCAGATATTGTCTAGTTTCGGTAACATCATACCAAACTGATTCATAGTTGTCTGCAGCCTGTACTTTCACCGTGCCGGTGTAGGTATCTAGATCAAACTTTACTGTGGTCAGGCTGGCACCATTTGTGGGCATGTGACTGCTGTAGAATTCGGTTTGTTGAATAGAGTTCTGTGGTTGTGGTGTGAGTGCCCAGTCAGGAAATTGTGTAGGGGCCGTGCCCACAAAGTTGTTTTTGCCATACATGTCAGGCACTGTGCATACTGCACTGGGCACAAACTGTGGAAATACACTGTCTACTATGTTACAATCTGCTCTAGCTTGTGAATTGGCATCCACATAAGCCGCTTGCACATAGTTTCCTGCACTGCGTTGAATACTATAACTAGCAGGTTGTGCTTGTATATTGATGGTATCTTCTGAGTTGAGTACCACTTTGACTCGCCCCAGTGCTGAACTCAATATTTCCATGTCTTTGGTTACCAAGAGTTCATCACCTGCTTGATTTACCACACGAAAAACAAAGCTAGAACCTGCAATGTTCACCGGTTTCTGGTCTTGATTTATGAATTCAAATAGTAGAACATTGTCCACTCCCTTGTTTATTGTCAGTTGTTTTGCGTACACAGGATCGTACCTCGCTGTAAAATACCCGCCACTGGTATCTACCAAAAGTACTCGGACAAGTTGCTGATATAGATAAAGAGTGGTGGAATACATCTATTACTTATTTGTTTCAAGCATAATGTCTGGTTATTGTTTCAGCAACGCAAACTGGTTTGTCACTGTCCTTGCATTCAACTACGACACTCCAAACTGACTGCATACCGTTATCAATTGTAGTACAAGATTTTAGAGAAATTCTAGCTCGCAACAGGGAACCTGTCAAAACTGGGCTAGTAAAACGTACTTTATTGACACCATAATTAATCCCCATTTTTTGATTTTTAATCCAAAAAGTTTTGACAAAAAATTGGGGCATCAAGGACAAGGTAAAAAAACCATGAGCAATTGTTGCTCCAAACGGCCCTGTTTTGGCTCGTTCAGGATCAGTATGAATCCATTGACGATCGCCTGTGGCATCTGCAAAATGATTTATTTGTTCTTGTGTAACCTCAATCCATTCGCTGATGGCTTCACCTTGCCCAACAAACTGAGGTATGCTTTGTATTGACTCAAAAATTTTCATGATATGTTATTCGCTAGAAAAAAAATAATAGATGTTACCATATGATAAATTGGTATAAGTAAACAAGAATTAATTGGAAAAATTCTTAACACAGTATAATTATCATATGAGTAACAGTATCTTTGAAAAACTAACAGAAAAATATCCCTTTATTACCTTATGCGTTTATGCTAATTTAGAATACATAGGAGTGGTTCAAAATCGTGATGATATTGTGACCACAATCTACGACTTTGGCTCTGTAGCAGATCAAGATAGCAAACGAATTTTTTTGGAACTGGCATCAACGTGGTGGTGGGAAAGCAATAGATCTATCCCCATCAACATCTTTTTGAGACATGATTGGGAACAGTTTCGTTACACTTTGAAGACTTTTGTCAACAAAGATTTGGAAATTCTGCACGGCCCAGCATGCAGTTTACTGGACATAGTGCGAAGAAAAGGCAAGAGAAAGAGCATCACTTTAGTTAGAAGATTAGACTAAATAAGGGTGTAGTTCGCGATACTGGAAATATCCAACTACTCTAATGCTTGAAAGGAGCAATCAGCATGTCTACTTATTCATTTTCTAATCAACCATCTGGTTTTTATGTATATGCCTATGTAAGAAAGTCAGATAATACTCCATACTACATCGGTAAAGGAAAAGGTTATCGTGCCTGGGACACACATCATTTTCCAATACCAAAAAACAAATCTCGAATCATAATAATAGAATCTAATTTAACCGAAATTGGTGCTATGGCCATTGAACGCCAACTAATACGATGGTATGGAAGACGAGATCTCGAAACTGGTATATTGCGTAATAAAACGGATGGTGGCGAAGGTGCATCAGGATATAATCATACAGAATTAACTAAAACAAAAATGTCTAATATGCATACTGCAAAGGATTCAACTTCAGGAAAATTGTTAGGAAAAATTAGTTTAGATGATCCAAGATGGAAAACTGGTGAAATCGTAAGTCATTTACGTGGTAGAACACAATCACTTGAGTCAAATATAAAGCGTGGGTTAACTCAGAAAGGAACTAAGCAAGGAATCCTTAACCCAAATTTTGGAAAAAAACCTTCAGCAGAAACAACTGCAAAAAGATCCGCATCCTTAAAGGCAATGTATGCAAGAAAAAAATTAATTCACGTCGTTTAAAAGATTCATATGAAGTGTAACTAACACGCTGTAACTAATCGCATGCGACTTTTTGAATATAAATCCTTCACTATTATCTCCGTCCCACACAGACGCAAATACTTGACTCCATGGTTTATTTTGTAGATGTGCTTTACCTGGACGAATAATAGATATGAATGCCGCAAGTCTCTGAATATTGTCGGGCTTCATACTTTCTAATAGTTTACTATATTGCCCCACATGCACCAATTGCTTGGCCCATTCACGATCAGTCCACAATCGTTCCCAAGGCGGTGTTGCGGACAACATTGATTCATAGTGTGCAGGATCACGGATCAACTGATACACACTCATGTTCAAGAAGTCCAGTTTAAAGTATCCACGCTGTTCGGCAGTTTCGTAATCCAAGGCCGCACAGTCTGCTATAGGATCACGTGGTATGTCTGTTACATAGATGCCCGAGTTGTGCCGGCGTCCATTGCTTTGTCGTGCAGGAACATGCTGAATCAATTTTAACACAGTTTCTCTGTTGGCAAAGTCAATGTCAATGTCTGCGCTCATTACCATCCTGCCTTGTTCAATATATCTTTCACATACTCTTGATCCGCTGGATAGTTTGTGAATTTCTTTTGCCAGGCGTCCGAATCAATGTAGGGCCAGACCATGGCCACTTGTTCTGTGCTTAGTTCGCTTAGAAACTTTTGTCCTGATTCTGAATTGTAGATTATCCAAGGACTTACACGTCCGGCTGTGACAGCGTAACATAAACTATTGGTGTTGCCATATCGCATCCAGTCATGTGGGGGGTTGCCAGTTTCTTCTGCCCAACGTATGCTGTGTTCTATTGCTCGAGCCAGGGCATCATCCACGGCTTCCACACGCAGGTATTCTATCAGGTACTCTGTGTACACCTTGTCACTGCACCAATTGTCAATCTTCTTTTGTGCTTTCAGTAACCAGGTCATAAAACGTGCAGGGGCAATCACATGAGTGTTTACACAATAGTTTCCAAACTTGACAAATGCTCGATAATAAGGCGAGTCACAAAAGTCATCGTGTGTTTTGTTCCTGGCCGATCCTTGCATGGTTTCGTAAAACTTGATGTAGGCTTGAAATCCCATGCGGACGCCTGCTTCATCTCGAGCAAGTCGTCTACGTTTGGGTTCACACATGTGAACGGCTATTGACGTTTCTCTAGAAAACGTTTTCTTGCAATAATCGCATACAAAACTCATGCTAACAGTTTACGCTCTTGAATGTAGTTTGTCAAATATTCGTTTAGCATTTGGTGATGTCCAATTGCCGGATGTGTCATGTCAGGCGGTACGTAAGGTGCACCGGGTCCGTAGTCTTTGGCCTGGACTCCTTGTTCGGCTTGCCAGGCTGTGGCCCGCCAGCCAAACCCGCCTACGATTTCGGGCTGATCAAACAATGTTAATCTAGGTTCATTTAATAAATTTGTGTACAAGTTGTCTGCTTGTTGAAACATCAGCACTCTGTGTCCACGACTTTTTAAATCAGCAATAGTGCTCAACATACGATACATTAGATCTTCCACACGATCTAAAATACTGAACACTTCGCTTTTGAGTTTGGTTTCTACAAATTGATCTGAATCTGCTTGTGTCCAGTCATACTGCCAACGAGATTTAA